AACGTTTCTGATGAACAATTAGAAGATAGAATGGATGATGCTATCGCTTTCTATGGCATGTACCATTATGATGGAACAGAACGTATCTACTTCAAACATAAATTGACCCAACAAGATATTAACAATCGATACGTTCAACTCCCAGATAACATTATTGGTATCACAAGAATATTCTCGCTAAATACCAATTCGTCTAACTCTATTCTAAACTACGAAACTCAATTTAGAATGGATATGATTGCGAATCTTCATAGCTCGAATATCGTCGATTACCAAATGACAATGAATCATCTTCAAATGTTAGATTCGTTATTATCAGGGCAAACCCTACTCAGATTCAATAAGAATAACAATAAACTATTCATTGACATCAACTGGGATAAATTAACATCTGATCATTATATTATGCTGGATTCTTATAGTATAATTGATCCGGAAGTTAACACTAAAATGTATAGGGATATTTGGTTAAGACAGTACGTTACCGCTAAATTTAAAGCCCAATGGGGTCAAAATTTAAGCAAATATCAGGGGGTATCTATGCCTGGAGGCGTTACTATAGATGGACAATCAATGTATGATTTAGCTCAGTCAGAAATTGCGGCGTTAGAGCAACAAGCGATTGGCGAGTCTGCTCCTCTTGATATGTTTATAGGATAACTATATGCCAAGAAATCCATATTTTAATTTTGGTAGAGTAGCAACTGAACAAGACTTATATGAAGATCTTATCATAGAAGCCACTAACATTTACGGACAAGAATTCTTTTATATCCCAAGAACATTAGTCGGTACAGATCCTATATTAGGGGAAGATGTATTATCTCAATTCAACTATTCTTATCCAATTGTCGCTTATTTTGATAATATAGATTCTTTAGACGGGCAAGGCTCGTTTATGTCTAAATTTGGATTGACTATTGAACAATCCGCTACTATCTCTATCCCAAGAAGGGAATGGGAAACCTTAGTAGGGGAATATTGTACAAGTTTATTACCTAATAGACCGGCTGAAGGGGATTTATTGTATTTCCCTCTAACTAAGGGTTTATTTGAAATTCGGTTTGTCCAGCATCAGGATCCGTTCTATCAAGTTGGTAAATTATACGTTTACAAACTCACTATAGAATTATTCCAATATTCTTCTGAAAGAATTAATACTGGCGATAACTTCATTGATGCGTTTGAATCTTTAAAATCTTATGATGTTGATATTAATCCGACAGCGGAAGACCAAGATTCATTTGGGGATAATGAGAAATTTAAAAGTGGTTCCTCTAATATCATATTCGATGAATCGAACCCGTTCGGAGAATTATAATGAATCCATATTATAACGGAATTATTAAAAAGGCTATTACGGTATTTGGTAGTCTTTTTTCTGATGTAAAAATTCAAAGATTAGATACGCTGGGAGAAGTCGCTCAGACTATTAATATTCCTATAGCATACTCTAATAAACAAAAATGGTTAACCAGAGTTGAACAAGATCCTAATCTAAAACAACAAACGTTAACGACCATGCCAAGGTTCGGGTTTGAGATAACTAATTATTCTTATGACGCAACCAGAAAAGTAAATAAGATGCTTCAAGTTACATCTACTTATTCTAATGATGATGTAAATACGCAATATTCTCCTGTTCCGTATAATCTTGATATTAATCTTTATTTACAAACTAAAAACGTGGAAGACGGATTAATGGTAATGGAACAAATATTACCGATGTTTACTCCGGCTTATACGTTAACCATCAATGCTGTTCCTGATATGAATATTATTAATGACATTCCGTTAATATTAAACTCAGTATCAGTTGAAGATGATTATGAATCTGACTTCATACAAAGAAGGTCTATCATTCATACGTTTGCTTTTACATTGAAATTAAATTTATTTGGTCCAGTAACTAAAACAGGAGTAATTAAACATGTTACTGCTAATGTTCCTACTGTTGCCGCTACCTATCAAGCTGCTGCTGAAGTTCCTGGAACGTTAACCCAAGATATATGGACGTTTAACTTATCTTAGGCGTTAACCCTTACTTCACGCCCGACTAGGCTATTATAGTCCTTTTACGGAACAAAGTAAAGAATTATTTTTACTAAATAAATTATACCTAAAATTAACCCATAACCATTCAAAAAGGAATAATTATGTCATATCAACTATCTCCAGGAATTGAAGTAAACGAAATCGATAATACTTCTACCGTTTCTGGAATTAACTCAACTGCTGCTGCTCATGTAGGGTTGTTTAATTGGGGTCCAGTTCTCCAACCAACTACAGTCACATCAGAACTAAATCTAAAAGAATTGTTCTGGAAACCTACCGATGCGAACGCACAAAGCTGGTTTACTGCTTCTAACTTCTTAGCTTATTCTAATAATCTTATCAATATTCGTATTGATGCGGCTAACCAATATACAGCGGTCAAAACTCCTGCTCAATTATTATCAGGAAGCGTTTTCTTCTCTGATAGTTCTACTTCTGTATTCGGTTTCAACGGTACTCAGTTCTCTACATTAACCGCCGGCGAAAACTTAATTGACGCAAACTTTAATGTTATTGGTACTATTGAGTCTATCGCTGATAACACTCATTTAACTCTAGTTGTCGCTCCTACCGTTTCTTCTATTATTTCTTTAACTGGAACAATCACATCAACGACTGGTTCTGCTGCTGTTGTAGGTACAGGGACATTGTTTACAACTGAATTAACAGTTGGTCAAGTTTTAACCAAAAATGATGTTACTTCTGGCGGATGGGAAACATTAGGCGTTATCCTTTCTATCGCTGATGATACTCATTTAACTCTTGCCGCTAATGCTTCTATTGCTGCTACTGATTCTACATTTGGTATTGCTCCAGTAGAAACAGGAACAATCACAGCAACGACTGGTTCTACTGCTGTAGTTGGCGTTTCTACATTATTTGCTGATACTTTATCTGTTGGTGATGTTCTTGTTACCCCAGAACGTCTAATCATCGGTACTGTTAAATCTATTACAGATAATACACATTTAACTTTAGAAGCAAATGGCGCTGTAGCTGTTACTGCTGGTAAATTTGCTGTTGCTACTCCTGTCTTTAAAGATAACCGCGTTAAAATCAATAACTACGATGAATACGAAACTAACTTCATCGATGGCGGTTTAGGTATCGGAGAATTTGCCGCTCGTTATCCAGGGAAACTAGGTAACTCAATTCAAGTTATCGTGGTTGATGCTAGTACATTCCAGTATCAAAGCAAAACTGGTACGCTTTCTTCTACTACTTCATCAAGAACTGTTACTGGCGTTGGTACTACATTCCAAAACCTAAAAATTGGCGAAGTTTTA